AGCCACTTGGGGTATAGATCCTAAGTCTGAGATGTATAAACTACCTGCAATGTATGTGGGCGAGTATGCAGAGCAAGATGCTGTACTAACCTTAAAATTATGGCAGGAGATGAAAAAAGAAATCCTGTCTCAAGACATAGAAGATATATTTAATTTAGAGACTGAACTATTTCCTTGCCTCGTTGATATGAGATTTCTAGGAGTTCGAGTAGACATTGAAGCAGCTCATAAATTAAAACAAGAATTAGTATTAGAAGAAAAGAAATGCTTAGAAAAAGTGTACCAAGAAACAGGAGTAGACGTTCAGATATGGGCTGCAAAATCAATTGAAAAGGTTTTCCAAAACTTAAAACTACCTTACGAAAAAACTTTAAAGACACAAGCACCTTCTTTTACAAAAAATTTTTTATCTAATCACTCAAACGAATTAGTTAAACAAATCGCACGTGCTAGAGAAATAAATAAAGCACATACAACTTTCATTGATACCATACTGAAACACGAACACAATGGTAGAATACATGCAGAGATAAATCAAATTAGATCTGACCAGGGTGGTACGGTTACAGGACGGTTTAGTTATGCTAATCCAAACTTACAACAGATACCTGCAAGAAACAAAGACCTTGGACCACGGATCAGAAGTTTGTTTATACCAGAACAAGGTTGTACATGGGGTTGTTTTGATTACTCACAACAAGAGCCAAGACTGGTTACACACTATGCTAGTCTAGATGGTTTGTATAAAGTAAACGAAGTATTAGATGCATACAACGATGGTGAAGCTGACTTTCACCAGATTGTTGCTGAGATGGCTAACATATCAAGAACACAGGCCAAGACAATTAATCTAGGTTTGTTTTATGGTATGGGTAAAAATAAATTACAAGCTGAACTAGGTATATCTAAAGATGAAGCGGAATCTTTATTTAGAACGTACCATGACAAAGTACCGTTTGTAAAAATGTTAATGGAAAGTGTATCTCGAAGAGCACAAGATCGTGGTAAGGTTAGAACGTTACTTGGTAGATTGTGTCGTTTTCCATTGTGGGAGCCTAATCAATTCGGTATTCATAAGCCCTTGCCGCATGCAGAAGCGCTCGCGGAACACGGACCAGGGATCAGAAGAGCCTTTACATACAAAGCTTTGAATAAACTGATACAAGGATCTGCAGCTGACATGACAAAGAAAGCTATGGTAGAATTATACAAAGAGGGTATTACACCGCACATCCAAGTACATGATGAATTAGATATATCAGTCAATAATAATGCAGATAAAATTAAAGAGATCATGGAACATGCGGTAGAACTTGAAGTACCGAATAAAGTAGACTATGAATCTGGATCAAATTGGGGTAATATAAAATGATCTATGGCTTACTTAAATGCAAACTTACCACCAATATATTGTAAAATAAGGAAGGAGTATCTTTATGATTTGGATGAAAAATATAAAACAGAATCTCTCGACTGCGTTATCTTTGGTCTTACGAGTATATCAGGACGTTCGCTCTTATTTAATATCATGCTACCCAATGGTGCGTGCTATTGGCGTTTGCCTATCTCAGCGTTTTTCCAAAAATCGTATGACCGAGCCAATGTGCCGGATATGCAGACGAACGAACTGGAACTGTGGAACAGTTTTAGCTACTGGCCTAGCGTTACTTGCTTTGATTGGCTGGCTGGCCTAAAAGGTAAGTTTTTAGGACTTGATAAAAAATTTTATCATGGTAAGTATTTATTTACGATTGATTGGGCACACCCAGAGACTAACATCCTGGACACTGAACATTCTGAGATACCTCAAGAACATAAGTGCGCACATATATTGGAGCTTGATAACGGTAATTTTGCAGCTCAGCCTAATAATCGCATTCTGTGGCATGTTAATTCATACACTACTGATAACAGTTGGCCTGACTATCGAGTCCAGACTACTTATTGGGATGCGGAAGATAACGATATGGTTACAGAAGATAGCGATAAAATGTTCTATGAAATGGAAAAGAAATGATAGATAAATTTATATATAAATTCTTTGCTGCTATTGACGATGCCTTTGCTTGGGTGGATAATAGTGTTGTTGCAATTTCATTAAAGTGGAGGAATTTTAAAATGTGGAAATTAATTAAAAAACTTTGGAAAAGATACGTTAATTGGTTATGGAGTTAATTCATGTCAATAAAAATATCTGAAAACACAAACGTTGGTCTTCCATTACGTAACTTAATTGGTTTGATTGGAGCAATTGTTGTTGGTGCATGGTTTGCCTTCGGTGTGATTGAGAGGCTCAACCAATTAGAGACTAAGAATCAATTATTTGAAAAAGATTTACTTGAGGCTAGTGTTCAAAAACCCATCGATCAGGAGCAGTTCATGATCCTGGAATGGCAGGCCACCCAGATAGAAAAGATGCAAAAGCAATTAGAAGACAACGTACACACAGGTGTGATGTTGGATCAGCACACAGAAGAAATTGCTAAATTAAAAAAAGATATTGAAAAATTAAAAGACGCAACAAGGAATATTAAATTTGCAAATGGAAACGGAACTCATTAACTTTTTTCTAAAATATTTAGATCCAAACTTTTTCAGTAAGGCGTTTAGTTATTGTTTCTGGTATTGGGGTTTTTTTACTGTAATATTAATTGTTACTTTAAGAGGTAGAAAATGATTAAATTAGTATTTGCATTATGTTTATTTATAAACGGTGAACTTGTAGAACACAGAATACAAGACAGCTTATCTACATGCCTTAAAATGAAAAGAGAGGCCACTAGAAATATGGAAATGACAAACAAATCAATGATGTGTGGTGAGGTAGAAGCTGAGCTTTACAAAAACGTAGATGGAAGCTATAGTATAAATAAAATTATTCAACCAAAGTAATGAACCTTTCCCGAAATTTTACTCTTCAAGAGCTTATTAAATCGGACACAGCAATCCGTTTAAATATTGATAACAATCCTAATGGCGATCAGATTGATAAGTTAAAACAACTATGTGAAAATGTACTGCAGCCGGTACGGGATCAATTCGGTAGAGTAAAAGTGACTAGCGGATTTCGTAGTGTAGAGTTGTGTAAAGCAATTGGTAGTTCAGAAAATTCACAGCATGCCAAAGCTGAAGCCGCAGATTTCGAATGTATTGGTGTAGACAATGCAGAGTTAGCAGATTGGATACATAAAAATTTAGAGACAGATCAACTGATTTTAGAATTCTACACACCAGGTGAACCTAATTCTGGATGGATTCATGCAAGTTGGATACCCTATCAACCACGAAGACAATTTTTACATGCATACAGAGAAGATAAAAAAGTTAAATATAAGCCTATAATAGGCAAAGCAGTTGATTTAGTATAATACTAGCTTTTCAAAACAATATATGTATAACTGCGAAAACCATGTTCTTTAAAAAGAAAAATAAAATTAGTATTTGGAGTAATCTTATTCCAATGGAAATAATGCAAAATTATTTTAAATTATTTCCAAATAATTTACCAAATTATTTTAAAAATATACCAAACAAAATTGCTGCCGCTAGAGCTGCACACCAAACAATGAAAAGTTGTAGTGGTTTTTTAAATTATTTTTTAAGATCAATGGTTTTTTATTCACCCTGCGATATAGAAATAAATTACAATCACGAAGGTGCTTATGCAAATTTTGGAGGAAAAGAATTAAATGATGGTAGACGATTTACTGTTCATAATGATGTACAATTTTTAAAATATGTAAACCAAGAAGAATATATAGCAATATGTAAAATTAATTTAGATATTCATATTAATAGTGAATATCCTATCTTAATAAATGACTGTTGGTGGCATTTTAATTCCTTTAAGATATTACCTGGAGTAATAAATACTTCAAAATATCCTCAAAATTTAAACTTATTTATTGCATTACCTAAAAATAAAAATTCAATTTTTATCCCTCAAAACAAACCTCTTTGCCATATTTTTACAGAAAGTGAAAAAGATATAAAAATAGATTTTAAAAAAGACAAATACGACTCACTAAGGCACAATAATTATAATTATTTATTCGATACTTTATCTAGGACAATATTAAAAAGAAAATATAAAATATGGTAAAAATTATTAAAGATATTTTACCTACTAAAACAAATTTATCTATTTTAAAATTATTATCTGAAAATAAAAATTGGGGTTTTTCTGTTGATGGGGACCAAGCTTCAAATTTAGATCTTTTAATGAATGGGAAGTGTATGGGATTTTTTACGCAAACTTTATTAAATAATAAACCTCTCTATGATACTCCTCTCAATTTTTTTGGAAAAATAATTACAGATATTGTAACAGATAAATTAGGAATTAAAGAAGAAATAGATATACATAGGTTTTATTGGAATATGTATTTACCTGGTAACCATACTGAAATACATGATGATGGTCATGAAGAAAATTTATTAACTATTATTTACAATATCCATACTACTGATGGAGGGACTGAGATAGACGGTAATTTTTATAAAGATGAAAGGGGTGAGGCTAAAGTTTTTAAAAGTAGAACTCCTCACAAAGGAGTTGCACCAATAAATGATAATATAAGATTTAATCTTAATATTGTTTTGATGAGAAAAATATAATACTATAAAGCATGCCAATAGGAAGATCACAAATAACAAAACAAATTGAAGGAAAACTTAGGGGTGCTAGGGGTGAAAAAAAGAAAAGATTACAGGCCAAAAAGAAACCCAATAGCAAAAAACCTAAGGTCTTCAAAATTTAGTTTAAAGGTGGTACAATCAGATAAGTTGTACAACCGCAAAAAGGAGAAGCTTTACACTCTCAAAGCGGCCGCTAAAAAGGAGATATAAATGGCTACATCAGGAACTACTAGTTTTAACCTGAATATAGACGAGATTATTGATGAAGGTTATGAAAGATGTGGTCTTAGCACCACTTCTGGCTATGACATGCGTTCTGCTAGAAGAAGTTTAGACTTATTATTTGCTGAATGGGGTAATAGAGGTATTCATTTATGGAAAACAGAATTAAATGAAATAGCTTTAGTTGCAGGACAAGCTGAATATACAGTTGACTCAGATGTTAATGATGTGCTTGAAGCTTATGTGTCATCGACTGCAGCAGCATCTGATGATTCAAATACACAAGATGTTTCTATTACTAAAATTGATAGATCAGCATATGCTGCACTACCAAATAAGTTAGCAACTGGTCAACCATCACAATATTATGTTGATAGACAAACAACACCTAAAATATATTTATACCAAGCACCAGATTTAAATACTTACAATACATTAAAATTTTATGTAATTAAAAGAATTGAAGATGCGGGTGCATATACAAATGATGCTGATGTTGCATATAGATTTCTACCATGTATGTGCGCAGGATTAGCTTATTATATTTCAATGAAAAAAGCTCCACAGCTTGTACAGCAAAATAAATTAATTTATGAGGATGAATTGAAAAGAGCATTAGATGAAGATGGTCAAAGAGCATCTACATTTATTACTCCACAATCTTTTTATCCTAACGGAGTTTAGTTATGCCTAAATTTGCAACAGGAAAAAGTTCATTAGCTATATCTGATAGATCTGGTATGGCATTTCCATATAATGAAATGGTAAAAGAATGGAATGGATCTTTAGTTCACTATTCTGAATTTGAGCCTAAACATCCACAAATTAGAAGAAGACGAACAGTAGCTGATGCTATTGCTTTACAAAATACAAGACCACAAAGATTCCAACAACCTACAGACAGAAGTGGTGTTCAAGCAGATTCAGGAGGAGCTTCAGTTGGTGTTGCTAATTTAACATTACCAGGTGATTTTGCTTTTATAAATCAAGGAACTTCAGAAATGAAACCTGCAGATCCATCATTACAAAATAGAAGAAGACAATTATCTATTTCAATTAAAAAAGTAACAGTGAGTATTACATAATGGCAATTACACATTCAGCATTTTTAACACAAGTTAGAGATTATACAGAAGTTGGAAGTTCAGTTCTAACAGATCAAATTATACAAGATTTTATTAGATCGGTAGAATTAGATGTAGCCGGTAAAGTTGATTATGACGACCTTAGAAAATATTCAACATCTACATTTACATCAGGTAACAGATATGTAAGCTTACCTGCTGATTTAACTATTATGAGATCTGTTCAAGTGATTGATGGATCAACAAGAACATTTTTAGAGAGAAGAGATACAAGTTTTATTTCTGAATATAATAATAATGCTGCTACAGGTCTTCCTAAATATTGGGCTAATTGGGATGATTTTAATATTCTTGTAGCACCTATACCAGATTCTGCATATACTGTACAAATCAACTACATTACAGATCCACCAGAATTTACATCAACTAATAATACATTTCTTTCTACATACCAAGAATCAATGTTATTACATGGTGTATTAGCTGAGGCTTTTAGATTTTTAAAAGGACCTATGGATATGTACAAACTGTACGAAACAAAGTACAATGAAGAAGTACAGAATTTTGCTCTTCAACAAATGGGGAGAAGAAGACGTGCAGAATACGATGATGGGGTACCAAGAATTAAGATACCTTCACCATCACCAAATACGTAATTTTAAAGGAGAACAATTATGGCAATTACAACTAATGCAATTTGCAATTCATTCAAAAAGCAATTGTTAGGTGGTGAGCATGATTTTGATAGTGGTGGAGATACATTTAAATTAGCAATGTATACTTCTGCTGCAACAATTGGTGCATCAACAACTAACTATTCAACAACATCTGAAGTATCTTCACCGGCAGGTTACACTGCAGGTGGTAAAGCTTTAGTAAACCAAGGTGTTAAAGTTTCATCAGGAGTCGCTATTACTGACTTCGCTGATTTATCTTTCACAGGTGTAACACTAACAGCAAGAGGTGCTTTAATTTACAACACAACGACTGATGGTGGTACAGGTACTACTGAAGCAGTTGCTGTGTTAGATTTCGGTGGAGACAAGACTGCAACAGCTGGAACATTTACAATTCAGTTTCCTGCATTCACAACTTCCGCTGCAATCTTAAGAATTGCGTAATTAAGGAAATAAAATGATATGGCCACTGGATGGGGTAATAAAACATGGGGAGCATCAGAATGGGGAGACCTATCTGACGAATCCGTCTCAGTCAGTGGCGTATCATTAACCACATCTACAGAGCAATCAACAACTCAAGCTAACGCTGATGTTGATGTAACTGGTTCACAACTCACATTTACAAACGGAGGAGCCGTTGGGGGTTCTTCTGTTCAATTTTCAGTTACAGGTATACAAGCTACTCTTTCTATGGGAGAGGAAGACATTGCAAGAGGTATTCAACAAGATGTAACTGGCTCACAATTAACTACAACACCAGGTGCTGTTACTATTGATGAAAGATATTTAATTGGAGAGGGTTGGGGTAGATTAACTTGGGGTAACCTTGCTTGGGGTGACGCATACTCAGTTCAATTAAATGGTATTGAATTAACATCTTCTATTGGAGAAGAAACTGCATTCACTGATGTAACAGTAGAAGTAACAGGATCAGAATTAACATCTACTTTTTCAAATCCATCATTTTCAATTCAAATCGACCAAGATATATTTGTACTAGCTTCTGAAGATCAATTAGATGGAGCTATTGGTTCATTAACATTCCAAGCTGATGCTAATGTAGAGGTTACAAACTCTGCGCCTAATTTTGAATTTACTGCCGAAGGAAATGCAGCACTATCAACTGATCAAGCTAAATTTGGATCATCTTCTTTAGAGTTAGATGGCACAGATGATTATGTTGAGACAACAACTAATTTAGATTTAAGCTCTGGTGATTTTACAGTTGATGTTTGGATCAGACCAAATAGCGTAACAGGTTACAAAGGTATTTGGCAATCAGGAACAAGTGCAACAGAACAATCCTATTTATTAGGTAACCAAGTTTATTGGACTGTAAGTCCATCAACAATTATTACTAGCTCAGTTACTGTTAATGCAAATGAATGGACTATGTTGTCTTATGAAAGAGAAGGCAACACTCACAGAATATATAAAAACGGAACTTTAGAAGATACAGCTACCACAGCTAATAAACAAGATAATGGTCCATTCAGTATTGGTGAAAATGGCTTT